ACAGTTTCGGTCACCGAGGTGCATCTGCATGCACATCAGTCCCATTGGTAGAAGGGGCGTCTTTCCTCCCTCCCTCACGTTGGCCATTGCGCCGCGTCACGGAGGTGGATTTAAAGGAAAAGACAACTCCCGTGCCTGAGAGAAAGGCTAACTCTCTCTCGCATGTGACACCCGGTCCGGGTGTCGTTCAGCTCGTTCAGGCGTTGCATGACCTATACCAGTTTTTTGGATATAGGACTCATACAAAGAGTTTTGAGCGGGCGTTGGCACTCCGACTTGACTATCTTAGTCAGCTGGAGTCTGAAGACAACCTTCACACTTACCTTAAGTGGAAGTTTGCGTCGATTTTCTCCTGGTCACGGTCCCTCATTGGGGATACGCAGGAGGCGGTGCCACGACCGTTATTCGTGGATCCAAGCGATAAGCCACATGTGCTTGTCGGTGGACCCTGGTTTCGTGCTCAATGGCATATTGCGAAGCAGAATTCTGCTCGTAGTTTGTCCTTCTTTTCAAGTTTTCTACTTCTGAAGAAGGGCATGAGTCGGCCTAATATGGCCGCCGTCATTAAGCAATGTCGGAAGACATTTACCGCGTTAACGGATCGCAGTCTACATTTCCAACCCTCTGAGATTACTCTAGAGGTTATGAAAATGGAGATTGCTCGAACCGTTGCGGAGATAATTCCGAAACCGAAACATGAAGTGTTAACCTGGATACGTGACTCTGATGGGTCGCGACGTCCAGGCTTTTCCAGGGTGAGGCCTCCAGAATTGGAGCTTCACCTGCCCTCTATAAGGGCGCACTTCGGCTGGCAAAGATCAGTTGCAGGCGCTTACGGTGCGCTGCGGAACGTGATAGCGTTGGCTCAGGATACACCGACTGAACTAGTCGAATGGCAGTATCGCCGCGGACCATTTCCATATGGCCGCGAATACACTATCTTCAATGAGATGGAGTATGTAAGAATGTGTGATTACTCGCAACATCAGGATGACTGGATCATGCCGGAATTTCCGGTATGGATCGTAAAGTCAGAGTTGTCCCGGACTCGGTCTGCACTTCAAGTGTGCTTACTGACGGATCATGAATATGGTCCGGAGTCACGTGATTGTCAACTTGTTGGCCTGCCAGAAGCTCTCAAAGTTAGAGTTATCTCCAAGGGCCCTCCTCAACGGTATGCTATCGCACATGCTATACGTAAGCTCCTCTTTGGTGCCATCACCAGACATCGGCAATTCCCGATCGATCATCCATTAACGGATGATGATGTCTGCTCCACCCTAGGCTTTAGAGCCAGTGGTGAAGGTTGGGTCTCGGGCGATTATTCTGCTGCGACTGACAATCTCAATCCTGAGTTGTCCGAGTTCGCTGCGAATTGCTTCGCCGACCGACTGGGCCTTTCTTCAGCCCAAAGACTTCTCTTTTTAGAGAGTCTAACCCGACACACAATTAATTACAGTTATCCGCAGGATCCCCTGAATCCCCGATCGCCGCACACCGCTTTGAAGGGTGAGCAGCAGTGGGGTCAGCTAATGGGCTCTCCTGTGTCTTTTCCAATTCTTTGTACCATCAATCTTGCCATATCAAGAATGGCTCTGGAAATGCCGGATAACGGTCTTGATCCCTCCCTTAAGGTCAGGACGTTGCCGTTATCGAATCTACGAATGATCGTTAATGGTGATGATATTGTGTTTCCAGCAACTCGCGCCCAATATGCGAACTGGAAGTGGGCCACCAAGCAGTGTGGTTTGGAAACTTCAATTGGGAAAACTTATTTCTCGGATCGGTTTTTTGTCATTAATTCATGGACATTTACCGATGCTGCTGAACATGTCTACTGCGGCTGGCAACCTGACGCGAATATTACAGCGTATGGTGTCAAGCATCAGTTTGATATGTTTAGCACGGATGTTACGGTTGATCCCCTGGAGCGCGATGACGAGCACATCACTCGGCTCGCCTGCGCATGGAGGGATTTGGGGATGATACACCAAGTGTATCGTTTCCACAGACACAGATTACCCTGTCTTAATTTAGGGTTGCTGTATGGTCTGAAACGTTCTGGAATAGAGAAAGAGTCTGGTGTGAGTTCTGAGAGGGATCGTCCTTTGGGCGATATTCTTCTGGAGCTCATGCATGGCTTCTCTTATTCGGAGTGTGTGTGGCTTATGGATCGGTTTATTCATTATAATCGAACACAGGTCACGTACGGTAACATACCCCGGCATGTACCCACCTATCTTGGCGGATTTGGATTGCCGAGTATAGGCCCTGAACATCGTGTCAGTAATATGGACGATGCATTAGTGCAATTGTCACTTCAGGGATTGATTCCCCCTTGCCCGCCCCTGCAAATTAAAGCAGCTGGTGCGGTCTTTGACTATTCACAAATGTTAAAGAGCTTTAAGCAAAATTTCGGTGTTGATGACTCCCTTAATGGAACCGATCCATGTGCGGAATGCATATGGATTGCACCGAGGCTGAGCACTCCTATTAAGATCAAGTTCGGTTGTTTAGACAACGATACTGATCCTTGGGAGTTGTTCTTCTCAATGCCTCATAGTTTCATTGATAAGGCTGTCGAAAGATTGAAATCTGTGATAAGCGATAAGGCGGAGAGCCAAGTGTCTCAGACACTTAGACGCGTGTCGTGCTGGTGGCGCCGATACTCTACTCAAGAGTACTTCGACGCTGCGCGACGTCTCCCAAAGCTGCCCTACTTGAGGGTTCAGCAGAGACTTCCAGCCGTGGCGATTGTGTAAGCCACGGCTCAGTAGCCAATCTTGGACTGGGT